CCTGGCGGGTTAAACAACGCCACCTGTTTGGGATGGTTCAGTGGTAAATCATTGAGCCATCCATAAAGGGGGCGGCCTTGGAGAAAATTCTTCCATATTCCCGTAATCAGGTAAAACAGGATACTTACTATAATTGCGGCCCGGCGTCATCGCAGAATGTTATTTTGGCGGCGACGGGTAAAACCATCCCAGAATCAGCGCTAGCCGCAGGATTGGGAACCACGGTTAACGGCACTGACTATATTGGCCAGTTTCCACGCGTGCTGAACGCGCATATTCCTGGCGCGGCGTATAAGCACCGCGATGTTGGCACGTACCCGAATGCGGCGCTTAAGGATGTTATGTGGCGTGAGATGACCGGCTCGATTAATGCTGGTCATGGTGTGATTATAAATATTGTTGCGCCGCCGTCGAATTATCCGCGTGCTGTGGCACCGTCTACGGAGAGTCCACGCTACGGCGGCGGAGTGGTGTATCACTACATTGCCGCGTTGGGCTATTCGGATCAGGGTGGTCGGAAACTGTGGATTGCTGATAGTGGTTTCGCCCCGTATGGGTATTGGGTTAGCTTCGACCAGATTTGCACGCTGATTGTGCCCAAAGGGTATGCGTACTCAACTGCGGGGGCGAAGCATCCCCCGGCACCTGTGGAGCATAAGCCACAAGCGGCGGGCCATATCCTAGGTATTGATATTTCATCTTGGCAGAATGGCATGCCTTTGTCTCGCGCTAAGCGTGAGGGCATGGAATTTGTGATTGTCCGCACCACGGACGGCACATACCGTGATACGTGCTACCGCTCGCATATTCTGGATGCTGAACAGCATGGCCTACTCACCATGGCTTATCACTATCTGCGTAATCCGAATGAGGGCAGCAGCATCGCGCAGCAGGTAAACACCGCGTTGGATGTCATGGGTGATTTGAAGCGCCCCATCTGGCTGGACTGCGAAACACCCGCCGGGTTGCACGTGAACCATATCCGCGAAGCTAAGCGCCTTTTTGAAGCCGCCGGTGTGCGCGTTATAGGCGCGTATTCCTACGTCCCGTACTGGGAGGGGAAGATAGCCCCCGGCGAACCAGCCACGCACGAATTCGGCGCGTTCTGGGTGGCGGCCTACGGGTCTAACCCGGATGGCTCCCCATCGCAGGTGTATGCGGCACGCGGCGGCGACAACGCAGCACAGTGGAATTATCCGCTCGGCAATCAAAAACCCGTGCTGTGGCAGTACGGGTCTAAGGCCGAGGTCGCAGGATTCGCAGACGTAGACGTGAATGCGTTCCGTGGCACCCGCGAAGACCTCCAAGCCCTAATCACAGGTAAACCAACCCTTAAGAAAGAGGAACTCGAATTGAGCAACATTGACCAGAAGCGAATCAAGCTCACCCTAGACCAATTGGCAGGCCCGGGCACCAACAGCAAGGGCGAACCAACTTTTAACGGTTGGTCTTTTGATTCCGTATTGGCGGCGGCGAAGAAAAAGCAGGCCGCTAACAGCGGGTTGACGATGGTGGAAATGCTTGTGCTCAATATTGATGCGCAGGGCAAGCGTGCGGACGCTACGGATGAGGCGTTGCGTGCTTTGAATGAATCTTTCACGGAGCTAATTAAGGCCGTGGGAATCCTCAATCAAACCGTGGAAGCACTCGCAGATAATAAAGACCCCATCAGCCCGGAGGTACAGTAATGGCTAACGCATGGAAATACCGCAAGATTGCCTACTACGTCGTCGCAACGCTCATCTTCATCGCCTTGACTACGGGCATTGTCACCAAAGAGCAGCTCGACGGCATCGTAAATACCGCCACTATCGCATCTGGTTATTTGGGGACGTTTGCCCTGATTTTTGCGGGTACTAAGACGCATCGAGGCTCCGATGATAAGGCCACTAAGGATGATGTGTTGGATGCTGTGCAGCAGGCCGGTAGTGTTGGCGCATTGGCTAATGAGTTGCGCGGCATGGTTGAGGATTTGGCTAAGCGTTTCCCGCAGCAGGAGCAGCCGGAAATTGTTTCTACTGTTGATTCCGGTAATGAGCCGGGTATTTACCCTGGGGCTTAATCATGTGGCACAAGGCTAAACACGCTTGGAATGCGGTTAATGATGCACGTAAGCGTGCAGATGATTGGTTTGCTGGCAATGCTGGTTTGGCTGTCATCCTTGGCTCACTCACATTAGTTCGCGGCGTGTCTTACCTGCCACTGTTCGTCAATCCGGAGCGTAAACCAGCGCACTTCGTCGAGGGGATTCTCCCCATGGACTTGAATGCCACATTGTGGATCACCGTCGGATTAATGGCAGTGTACCCGGCATTCAAACAGGGGAGAATCTTATCTGTCTATGTAGGCATCGCATCCGGTTTGCATGCCGCGTGGGGTGCTAGTTTCATCCTGAATAGCGTATTCGGGGTTGCGGAACGTGCATGGGTATCTGCAATCGGCTATATCGGTATCGTCTGGCTGACCTATTGGGGACTAAAGCGGATTAGCGTCACGCGTAGGGGGTAGATTATGGAGTGGCTATTGGGCATCATCGCTACCCTTAGCGTCCCTGTTGTGGGCGGCGTATTCGCGTGGATTAGCCAAAAGGCGGCGAATAAGTCACAGCGTGAAACAGCATTGATTGAGCAGTCAGGGCCGGATTGGAAAGCTTTCACCGATGAGATGAAAGACTGGACAAATAAACAATTGCAGGAGCGCGACGCGTCTATTAAAGAATTGCGCGAAGAGGTCGCTAGCTTGGCGCAAAAATTGGAGGTGTGGAAAAGCCGCTACTATATCGCAGTGCACCACATCCGACAGTGGCGGCTGAAGCACCCGGAATCTATTAGTGAGCTTCCGGTTCCTGACGAGCTGGAAAATGACTTTTAGCAGGTGGACAACGGTAGGCGGCATGTTTCCTTATGGGTGATTAAAGCACCTGTTGTTAGGAGTACCCTGCTATGGCCGATTCTGTGCCTACTTATGGCGACCTTGAAACGAAACTCATTCTAAAATGGGTAGACACTAGCGATGTTCTGGCGACTCAGCGCGCCATTATCGAGGTCACCCCGTCGGCTGCTTTCCTTGAATTACCGCGTGGCTTGCGCGGCCAAAAGGGCGAAAAGGGCGACCCCGGCCCAGGTTTGTGGTTCCGTAATCTGATTACATCGAAGTCACAATTACCTACTGATTTGCGCCAGGTAGATGCGGGCGCCGCGTACCCGGATGTGAATTCTCGAAGTCTTTGGGTGTGGGACGGTAGGGACTATCTAGAGATCCCTAATTTTATTGGCATGCCTGGCGCGCCGGGTAAGACACCACGCCCGCAGATTGGTTCCGTGGTTCCTGGCCGCGATGCGTCGGTAAGCATTAACCATGCGGCCTCGACGGAGGACTCATTCGTCCTTGATTTCGTGCTACCACAAGGCCCACAAGGCAAGCCCGGGCTTAAAGGTGACCCAGGTGATGCCGGTAAGCTTGCGGATTCACCGGATGTTGACATGGCGCGTGCACCATTGATTGGTGAATCGCTGATGTGGACAGGGCAGAAGTGGGCGCCGCGCACGGTACTCGCCCCAACCGGGCCATGGATTTTGTCACCGAACGATTTCAAGTCGGTGGATATTACGGTCGCAGATGGGGAAATTGAATCTGACCAGCTGGTCGCGTCGGTGACGGTGCCGGGCCTGTCTTATGATTGGCGACCTTTGGTTATCAATGGTCAGGTCAATATTAAGGCCGGTTTGGGTATCCGTGTTGATGCTGAGGTGCGGGTAGGTAATGCCCAGTCCGGCGATGTGGTGGGGCGTTCTATTGGCACGGTGAATCAGAATGGGCCGTCGGCTATTACCGCATCGGCGGATGCGTTGGTTACGCCTGGCGCATCGTATGGGGTGGTCAAGGCTAATACCGCGACGACTTTTTACGTGGTTTTGAAGAAAAAGCAGGGCACTGGTTCGTGGTCGTTTGTGCGTGATGGTGCATCTTTGGCGATTATGGCGCAGCCTGTGAACACGAACTTCAACTAGGGGGGGCGTTGTGGCTGATATTAGTGGCGGTATTGACCCGTGGCTGGCTGGTGAGCCGGAGTATAAGCAGCCGCCTAATCCTGCAAATGTTGGGGATCGTAACCGCACGTGGGGTATCCGCCCTGACCTTTTTGATTCGCTGAATAAAGTGATGCCGAAAAAGGCGACCATTGATGAATTGCTGAAGCAGGCGCAGGACAGGTTGGAGGATTCGAAGAAGTTTCTTGCGATGGCTGAGGATGCGCAGAAACATGCGTTAGCGTCGTTGCAGGAGTCGGAGCGGGCGACTGAAAAGGCCGAGCAGGCTATTGCGGATTCGCAGTCGTCGCGTATTCAGTCTGAGCAGGCTGTTAAAGAGGCGCAAAAGGCGGTTAAGGCTTCTTCGGATGCGTTGCAGAATTCTGAGGATGCTTTGCTGGATGGCCGTTATGCGCGTGAGGATGCGGCGAGGGCGCGTTCTTATTCGGAGTCGGCGCAAAAGGATGCGGCGGTTGCGCGTACTAATGCCGATGGTGCGCTTAAGGATGCTAGGGCGGCTTCGGAGCAGGCTGCGGCTGCTGATTTGAAGTCGGATGAGGGCAAGCAGATTGCGATTGCTGCGAATACTAAAGCGATTAAGGCTACGGATGATGCTGTTGAAGCCTTGACTAAAGCATCCCAGGCGAATAGTAATTCTATTTCTGCATTGGAGCGGGCTACGGCTGCGAATGATGAATCCTCTAGGGCTAATGCTAAGGCGATTGAGGCGACGAATAAGGCGTTGCAGGCGACGAATACGGCGACTGAGGCGAACTCACTAGCGATTGAGGCGTCGAATAAGTCTGTGAGTGCGTTGGAGCAGGCTACGGCGGCTAATACTAAGGCTATTGAGGCTACGAATCAGGCTGTGGCGGCTGTTACGTCTGCTAGCACGGCGAACACTAAGGCGATTAAGGCAACTAATCAGGCTTCGGATGCGATTGCGCGTAGTGTCAATCTGTTGTTCGTGCAGAATCATGGGTCACTGTACATGACTAGGGTGCTGGATCTGCGGGCTGGTGTTACTCAACCACTGACGTGGGGTGGGGTCACGGGTAAAATGATTGGATGCCATACGGGGACTTTTAACGATGGCGGGACATATATCTCTTTTGAATCTCCTGGGGATTGGGAGGTTCGCGCCCGTGTGATGATGCCACCCGAAACTGTCCTCTCGGTCGGATCGAGTACCACCCGATTGGATGTGCAGGTGCGTGATGCCCCGAACGGCACGTGGGTCACGAGGTCGGCACAGTCTGCAAATGATGGTTTTTCGGAGACATTGGAAGTCTGCACCATCGTGCATATTCGTGAAGCCGGAGGGTACGCCTACGTTTCGGCTTATATCAGTAAAGACAGCTCCAAGCTCTTCGATAACACGAGAGCAGGGGAGCAATTCACAGAGTTCTCCGTCCGCCAACTTTCCCGCACTAGTGAAATCCAGTGATGGACAACTGCCGTCCGCTGCCATGCTGTGCTGGTAATCAACCCACAAGGGGGCAAAAGTGCAGTACACAAGGGTTAAACGTGCTGTTAGCGCTGTTGTAATCGATGGTGCGGATTCGGATGCGAATCCAGATTTTGTGAAGGTTAACGGCAATGTGACTTTCACGCCGCTGCTTAAAGCCGGTGATGTGGTGCAGTATGCGGGGCCGAAAGGCCCTGAATCACTTGTGCTCGCACCTATCGAATGCCGCATTAGTGACGGCATCATCATGCACCGTGGGCAAGAGGGCGTATACCTAGCAGCCGGTGGTGAGGGTGTCCAGCCGGATGTGATTCAGTGGAAAGCCGAATTTAGTCACATGCAGGCGAACGGTTGGGCATTCACCCTGAAGCCCGTCATGTTTGACGCAGTACCGGGTGGAGAAGTTGACCTTACGCTAGTGTCGCCCATCGCTGGCGCGTCTGAGCCGATTGTGCGTGGCCCAGCTGGTGTGGGGTTGAAATCGATCACTGTCGAGGGGTCTGAGCTTGTTGTCACGGTCACGTCTGAGGCTGGCACATATGTTATGACGCGCATACCGTTGGAGGATGTGGTGCGTGCCGAAGCAGATCAGGCGGTGGCGTCTGTACAGGCCGCAATAAAGGCTGATGTCGATAAGGCTGTAGAATCCGCGGCCGCCGCGAAAGAGTCTGAAGACGTGGCAGCAAAGTCCGCTAGTGATGCACAGAATGCGGCATCCGAAACTGTGGCTACTGCCCAGGCCGCAATAAAGGATGATGTGGCTGCTGCTGCGAAGTCAGCCACAGATGCCCAAACGGCCGCGTCGAAGACTGTAGAGTCTGCACAATCTGCAATCCGGGCTGATGTAGATGCGGCGGCTGCATCGGCCTCGGCGGCGCAGGCGTCGGCATCCACTGCCACCACACAAGCGGAAACCGCCACCACACAAGCCGGTACCGCTACGAAACAAGCTGACGTAGTAGCTGCGTTAGCTAAGAATGCGAAAACGTCCGAGACGAACGCCAAGACTTCGGAGACAAACGCGGGAAAATCCGCGACCACCGCCACCAATGAAGCTAATCGGGCGAAGACGGAGGCCGACCGGGCAGCACAGAAAGCCACGGAGACAGCCAATTCTATTGAGGGTAATTATTCCCCGGTTGGCCACCGTCACGTGTGGTCTGATATTGACAATAAGCCCGCCGCTTTCCCACCGTCTGCGCATACTCATCCTGTTGGGGATGTTGAGGGGTTGCAGGCGGCGTTGGATGGTAAGGCTGCTGTAGAGCATACGCATACGTGGGATGAGGTGACTGGTAAGCCTGATTTAGCTTCGACATGGGAGCAGGTAAAAGATAAGCCGGATGCGTTCCCTACTACGTGGGATGAGGTGAAGGGCAAGCCTAGTACTTTTCCTTCCACCTGGGATGAGGTGAAAGGCAAGCCCGCCACGTATCCACCCGCTCCGCATACGCATACCACCGCGCAGGTCGAGGGGCTGGATGACGCGCTGGCTGGCAAGGCTGATAAGGGGCACAGGCATAAGATCGAGGATGTGGACGGTCTTAAAGAACGCCTTGACCAGCAGGATGCGGCTGCGAATGCTGTTTACACTTCGATTCTTGACGTTAGAAGGAAGCTCAGCGGCAAGGCTGATGAGTCCTACGTCAAATCCCAGATTGCTTCGACGCGGTCTTATGTGGATAGGGCGGTGGCTGATGGCAGCAAAATTAAGGTTGTGTCGTCGCTGCCGTCGTATCCGGATTCTTCAACCGTTTATATTGTGGTGTAGGGGGCTAGCATGCTTTATGTAGGTAATAAAATTCCTAAGCAGGTCACGGTAGGGGGGGCAATGCTAAGGCTGTTTTCTACGGGCCGCGCATTGTCTGGGCACCTGACTGGGCCACGGAAAGAAAAGCTCAAGGCGGCGAGATTAAGCCCGGCACCTACGTGCACTACGACGGCCAATTCTGGAAAACCACGCAGTGGTCGTCGCTTCCTCCTGGCTCGTCGAAATTGGTATGGGAGCAAATCGGATGAGGTGGCCGCATGCTCTATGTAGGCAGCAAATACCCCTCAAATGTGGCAGTAGGTAGCAGGGAGGCGAAAGCGGTGTTCCGTGGCAGCACCCCACAATGGGCACCCCCATGGCAGGTCACCGCAACCTACGCCGTGGGGGATATCGTCGCGAGCCGTGGCGGCTTCTGGGAGTGCATTAAGGCGCACAGCTCGAAGAATATTTACGAGCCGGGCAGTGATTACGGATCGCAGGATTACTACTGGCGCATGTATCGACCGTGACCCACGATGAGACAAATACTAAAGGAGAAATCATGAGCATTGAGCAAATCAAAGAGTCCATTCAGCAGCTCACTGATGATGAGGTAGAAAAGCTGGGTGTGTGGATTTACGGGGATGAGCGCGAACGCCGCGCCACGCTTAAAGCCGTGGAGGAAGCACAGGCGGAGGTGGTTAAGGAGCTGCAGGACGCGGGTAAGCTACCACTTCCTGACGCACTGACCGACCCGGAGAAACTGCCGGCGGCTATTAGTGACGTGCCGGAGTGGGTAAACCCCGGGGTGGATCATTCCATGATGTACCGCGAGGGCGACATCGTGCGCCACAACGGCCGCATTGTGCGCTCTACCCACAAGGGCCTGAATCACTGGGAGCCAGGCGCGCACGGCGTGGACGAGCACATCTGGGCGGACATCACCGACCGATACACCACCTCCCAGCCAGAAGAGCCGGGCACCGGCGAGGTGCGACCGTTTGCCCCTGGCCTCGACGTAGCGGAGGGCGACATCGTGGCTTACGAGGGTGCCCACTACCGGGTACGCTCCGCACACACCACCGCCACACACTGGCCACCAGACCAAGCCCACGCCCTTTTTGAAAAACTCTAACCACAAGCCCCTGACCGCACACGCGACAGGGGTTTAATCATGCCCGCAAGGCTGGAAGAAGCTTTAGCCTAACTGGTTCTACTATTGGCCCTACTAGCCATTATTTAGGGGAATAGTTAAAGCGGCCCCGTGTCCACATTTCGTGAGCTAGGGCCGCATTTAACACTTTGGAGCCGACGACGGGAATCGAACCCGCGCCAGCAGCTTGGGAAGCTGCAGTTCTACCATTAAACTACGTCGGCGCAATGCAATAGATGCATTGCCAAAAGCTTAGCA